GGCCATGGCATTGTTGATGTCGTCGAGGTAGTCGACCGCACTCGAGACCACAATCAAGTTGCCCGCAGCGTTGGCACCCGACACGATGCTCGACGGGAAGGTCGTCGGCGCATTCACACCAAAGAAGATTGCCTCGTCGAGCGCAACGCCGAACGCCTCGGTGACCTTCGGGCGAACCTGGGTCCAGAAGTCATAATCCATATCGGACAACAAGTTCTTTGCTATGGGAACAATTACCGCTATCTCCTCCGCATTCAAATACACATTATCCCACTGCAACGTAGTCGTTTGTTTCATGCCGATATCTCTAGCATCTAGGGAAGCACCAGTGACCCAGTAAGCAATCGGCAATTGCGACATAACTGGGATTCTTTGCTGAGCCCTTTTCATCCGCACATGGGGCATCAATCTAAGAGCAGCACTTTTCTCTTCGATTGACTGAACGATCTCTCTTTGTACGTCCTCTGGGATGAGCGGTCCACCGCCTGGGGTGGCCCTATTAGAGATGCTATTGTATGGCACTAATGTGTCCTCTAATCCCCGCGCTAAGTCCCACGTAACTTAGTGGGCTGCTATCATGCAAAAGCCCCGGCACTGCACGAACAGTCCGGGGCACGACACCACGGGAACAGGAGTCCACGTAGTGCACCACCAGTGTAACGGCGTTGAGGAATGGCTCCCAGTCACGGACTGGGAAGGCATCTACGAGATCAGTTGCCTTGGCAACCTCCGTCGAATCGCGCGGCGCAGCGATGCGCGCAAGCCAGGACCAGCCCCAAACCGCATTCTGTCGCCGAAGATCAATAAGCACGGATACCCCCGAGCCAATCTTGTCTGGCAGAACAAGGCTCACTGGTATTCAGTCCACACCCTCGTCGCCCAAGCCTTTCTTGGACCGGAAGAACCGCACATGACGGTCAATCACAAGAACGGCATCAAGGCGGATAACCGCGCTTTGAATCTGGAGTGGGCAGATCGTCGACGACAAGGCGAGCATGCCGTCCAACTCGGATTACAAGGACGCGCCAAGCTAAATCTTGAGGCTGTCACCGCGATCCTGACGCAGCCCGAAGTTCCAAATCAAATCTGGATGGAACAGTTCCACGTATCACGCGCGGCCATCCAGAATGTTCGACGCAGACGTACTTGGGCACATGCCAAATCTGATGACTGGCATCCCTGTTCGACTGAATGCGATTGTCGCTGTCACTATGGCTTGGTGGTTCCCCCGTGATCAGAGCTGAACCACCAAGCCCCTGCTAGTGGTCAGCCAAGTCGGTAATACTCGCGCAACAAGCTCGAAACGGTCTTATCGGCTTCCGAGGCACTCCCGCTCGGGAGCATCTCGGGCTCTGGTGTTTGCCCGCGCAGTTCGCTCAGCACCTGTTTTCTAAAGGCCGGATTACGGCGCAGACGAGTCTCGGCGTCTTTCGCCCCTTCGGCTTTCCAGTGCTTCTCGAGCGCCTTCAGGCTCTCGCTCACAACCAGCTTTCGTCCGTCCAGACCTTTGCCTGCGCCCTCGAGTTTCAGGATGCGCTCCTGCTCGGCTTTGGGAAGCGCGAAGAAGATCGGATCGACGGTCACCCGATCATGCTCGACGCCCAGATCGGTCACAAACCGCTCGAGCTGGAAATTGCCCTGGACGGCTTGTTCTTCCTTGCGCTCTTCCTCGGCGTACGCCCAGGGATCGGTGTCGCGCAGTTTCTTGCGCTCTTCGATCCTCTGGCGAGCTGCCCGCTGTGCCTCACGGCGATCAGTCTCGGCCTGGACTTTGCGATCTAGTTCCTCCTGGGTCAGTCGCAGAGCTTCCGACGTGCCACCGGTTCTGCCTGGCTCCCCGTCCTCGGTAGCGGTCTCCTGTGCTGCGGGTCGGCGATTGAAAATACGCTGCCACCAGCCTGGCGAAGACCCTTCCCGCGACTCGTCGGAAACTGGCTCCGGTGTCGCCCCATCGGGTACCTCAGCACCCTCCGAAGGAATCGTTTGTGGTTGTTCGTCAGCCATCTTAGTCACGGCCTCCTTTCTGATCAATAGGTCGGCTGCCACTGGGTCTGCAGCTGCGAGTAATCAAAACCGGGCAAAAGCGGCATGACGCCACTAAAGGCGCTCGGGTTGTACGGCAGTGGACCAGCGCCAGACGCGATCGGCATCGCGCCAGCACGCGGCATGCTGTTGAGTGCACCCAGGGGCATGCCAGCCTGTCCCGTGGCCGCGGCGGTCTGCTGTGAAGCCAGTTCGCGGTTCCGCTGTTGCATCGCCGCCAGCATCGGGTTGGCACCGATCGCCCCAAACGGGGCATTGGCTGCACTGGTCGCCGCCGCCGTCTGCTGACCGGCCGCCGCGATATTGGCCAGCTGGTCAGGTGTCGGTCCAGCGGCGGCCGGTGCCGGGGTTGCGCCTCCCGCGACAGCCGGGCCGCCGCCGGGCACCCACTGGTTGCGATTGAGCATGCTCTGAAAGTCCATGCCCGGTGGCGGCGCGAGCGTCTGCTGGACGGACTGGTCGATGCTCGGCCCCTTCCAGCCGACCGAACCCGTGAAATCAATCGGCGCATTCCCCCCGCCGTGAATATTGGCGAGGCGGTTGAGCCCTTGCTCAAACGACTGCGCGTAGTTCGGCCCGACGCGGTACGGCGCGGTGGTCGAGATGGCGGTGGCCGCCGCGGTCATCGCCTTCTGTGCTTCGTCCCTGGCGATCGACTGCTGCTGCTGCTCGAGCGCACCAGCCTGCGGCGCGACGTTCTGGTCGTACCACTGGTTGAAGCGCGCCGCCTGCTGATCGGGCGGAATGGTCTTGTCCGCCGCGATCTTGTCGCGCATCTGCTGCGCCTGCGTCTGCAGCAACGACACGCGCTGCGCGAGCTCGCCGCGGGTGGTCGGCGCCTTGGGCCCCTGGTAATTCGGGTTGGGAATGCTGACCGGCGCACCCTGCTCGTCGGTCTGGACGATGTACGGCGTGTCCGTCGACGCAGTCAGCGTCTGAATCTCGCGCGGCGTGGCCCGCTCGCCCACCTCGGTCGTCGTCCACTCGCCGCCGCGGTACGTCTGGCTAACCTTGTAACCGCCGGCGATGTTCGGCCGCGTGTCGCCTTCCTTGGGCTGCGATGCCGTCTTGGCCGCCGCCGCCTGGGCCTCCGGACTCCACGCCTCGGGCTGAATACTCGGATCGACCTCGTATTTCTTGGTGCCTTCGTTCCAGTTCTTGAAGACCTTGTAGCCGCCCTCGATGAAGTAGCCGGGCGGGTGACCACCCTGTTCGAGCCCTTCGGCCAGCTTGAGCGTGCCGCCACCCGGCTTCGAGGCATCGGCGACCCACTGGTAGACCTTGCCCTCGAACTCCTTGAAGACCGGCGCCTCGGCCTTCTGCGGCTGCGCGGGAATACCTTTGGCCGGTAGCCAGCTGCCATCATCCTGCCGCTCGTAGACCGTGCCATTCTGCTCAAGCGTCTTGGGTGCAGGCTTGTCCTTGTCGCTGGCCGGCACCGCCGCGACACCGGGGATCGGCTCCCACTGCTTGGTGCCCGGGTTATAGCCCTTGAACACTTTCGAGCCGTCCGGCTGGGCCTGCCACTCGCCCTTGCTCTGCCAGTCGGCTGGCGCTTTCGATTCCGCCGGAATCGCCTTCTTCGGCCCCTCGACGACCGAGTAGCGGTAATCCGTACTCGGGCCACCGGTGCCACTGATGCCAACCACAATTTCGTCCGGGTCACCGTCCGGTCCGACGATCGACCACACCACATTGCCGGTTGGGACCTGGCGATGCTGGGTGATGCGGTTCTCGTCGGTAAATGTCTCGTCCTTCATGTGCGGGTTCTTGCCGACGATCTGCCAGCCACCCCGCTTCAGGCTGTCCAGCAGTTCTTGCTCAGAGCTGAAGATCGTTGCCATCTCGCCTAGCCCCCTGGCCTGGGAACCGTGACCGGTCCAATCTGATACCCCTCGCGCTCACGCAGCGCGGCCGCCTTACCTTCTGCCGCCCGTCGGGCGTAGTCCTCCTTGGGCAGCGCGCTGACAAAGTCACGCCGTGCCCGATCGGTCGCATCCTCGACGAGCGCCTGCAGCGTTCGCTGCCGGCCTTCCCTCGAGAATTTCTGGAAACCTGGCCCCTCGATGCTCTTGTTCACGTAGTCCTTGATGTACTCACCCGCGTGTCGCTGAAGGATGCGTTGCTCCGTTTCGTTCAAATCGATCCGCCCATCACGGACCGTGATGCTCTTGGCCGGTGCCGGAATGCCCACGTTCGCCTCGCGCAACGCTTGCAGGACCGGCGTGTCGCGTTCGATGTCGTAACCGACCGGCGAGATCATGCGGCCGATACCCGTCTGGCCCGGCTGGACGGGCTCGCCCAGTGCGTTCTGCCGCTCGGGCACGAACGCCGCCGTACCGGGCGCGAGCGCGGCGACGAACGCCTGCAGGGCGTTATCAGGATCGCGGTTGGCCATGCCGATTGCCTGATCGAGCTGGCGCGTGAGCGCGCTCGCCGGCGCGACCGGCGCGACCAGGCTCTCGAGGAACGCCTCGCCGTAGCGCTCGGGCTGAGTGATCGCGTCGAGCATGCGATCCATGCCCTGCAGGAAGCTCTGGTCGACGAAGAAGTTCGCTGTGCCCTTGATGACCGTCCCCACGTCCGGCGGCTTGCCGCGCTTACGCATCTCGCCGATCGCGGCGCCCATGGCCAGCGGATACGCCAGCGGACCCAGGTTCTTGAAGCTGACGTACGTTCCGCCGCCATCCGCGGTCGGCACGCGCAGACTCCACGGCTGCCAGCCCGGCGGAAGCATGCTCCGCTCGCGCGCGTCATCCGGCATGGCCGCGGTCAGGTAGCCGTGCTCGGCCAGTTGATCAGCCAGCACCAGCGCACCGGTCCCAAACAGCGTGCGTGTGGCGCGATCAGCCGTCTGACCGGACGCGCGGTCAAGCGTGGCCTGCGCCACCTGGCGCGCGGCCACCTCGCTCTCGGGCAGCTCGCGCAGGAGTTTTGCAGCACCACGCGCCTCACGAATCGAGCTGACCGTACCGGCCAGCCCGAGCGGCGACATCGCCGCACCCTGCGCGGCCAGGTTGTATGGCGTGCGCACGAACGGCAGAAAGAGCGAACGAGCAAATCCCTGCGCGCCGCCTTTCGCGCCCAGCGCCTGGAGCGCGGTCACCCCACCGCGTTGCTCCTGGAACACGGCCCGTTTGGCCAGCGTTTCGGCCTCGTCGCGAATGTGCTGGTAGGCCGGGCTATCCAGGTCGTCGATGATCTCCTGAATCCGGTCGACGCGCGCGCTGCCCTCGAGCCCTTCCTCAATCGCCTGGCGCGCGGCCAACGCGCGCGTGTGCCCGCCGCGCGCGGCACCTTCGAAGATGGCGTCGGACGCGCCCAGCAGGCGCATCGGCGTCTCGACGACCGTGTTCAGCGCTTCAGAGCCGGTGCCAAAACCGGGTTTGATGTCCTCGAGCTTGCCGGCCTGACGCGGGTCGATGCCCTCCTTCATGATCGTGCGCGCGTTCTTCCAGCCGGCAATCGCGCCCTCGAGCAGCCCCTGCGCCTGCGGCCCCATCTCACCCAGGTAGCGCGTCCGCTCGGCGCCAGTCAGCCGCGAGGCGATGCTGTCGATGCCGACCGTGGCCGGCTTGAGTGCGAGGTCGAAGCCCTGATTGAGCGTGTTGCCGGTGATGTTGGCCAGGTGGGTAGCCGTGCTGGACAGCATCGACGTGTAGCGCAGCAGGGTCAGCTTGTCCCAGATGCTGGTGTCGCTCAGCCCGCGCAGGTAGCGCGCCGCGGCCATCGGATCATCGGACGCCATGACCTTCATGAACTGACCGAGCATGTCGTCGGTGACCTTGCGCCCGCCGATCTTCTCGAGGATCGCCGCCGACTGGTTCTTCTGCTGCTCGGCCACCTTGAGCGCACGATTCCAGTGCTGCTCGGCGGCCTTGTTGGCCTGGTTGGCCGCGTCCTGGGCCGCCTTGCGCTCCGCCTCGAGCCACGCCACGTGCCCCTCGGCCCCGCGCTGCTTCAGGATCTCGCCGCGTTTGCTGGCCCAGAACGCCATGTCGCCCCACGTCTCGCGCTGACCGGCAAATAACTTCTGCTCCTCGTCGAGCTCCTTGCGGATCGTGCGTAACAAGTTGTTGAACGGCTCCGGCTCCTTCAGCGCGTCCTGACGAGCGAGCGCATTCGCCTCGCGCGCGTTCTCGCGCGCCAGATGAACCTCGTCCTTCTCGGCCAGGCTCATGTTCTGATAGCGCTCGAGGTCCTTGTAGGCCTGGTCGATCTGCTTGACGACCGAGTCGCGCTGCGCCTTGTCGACGATTTTGTTCGCCTCGAGCAGCGCGGCCTTACGTTCGGCGGCGGCGGCCGCGGCACGTTCGCCCACGCTGGCCGCGCGATCGGCTCGGCGCTGGGCAGTCGTGGCCTCATTCCTGAGCACCTTTGATTCGTTGGCCGCGGTGACCGTGTTCGCGAGTGGCTCGGTGATCTTGATCTTGAGCGCGTTCAGCCCACGCCCCTGGGTCGTCCCGGCACCCTTAGCGATGATCGCCAACCGCCCGGCATCGGTCATCTGATTGATCGCCGCCAGCTTCTCGTCTGGCGAGAGCGCGTCGATACCACCCTTACTTTCGACTTCGCGCGCCAGCTGACGCAGCTTGACCTGGGAGTCGACTGCAGCCGAGTTGAGCACGACCAGCTCTTCGGGCGAAAACGCTTGACCGATCTTGCTGTTGAGGAACGATTTGGCCGACATACCCAGGCGCGGTGCGATGCTCTCGACGAGCTCCTTGTGGGTGATCACGCCCTGCCGCGCCTGGTCGATCAGCTGCGGATTTTCCTCGACGATGCGCTGGATCGAGGCCTGGATGTCGGGCGAATCCGGCGCGAAGTTCTTCAGGTTGGGCATGCGGTCGAGCGTCTCGGCCGTGGCCGGGCTGATCTCCGCACCCTGCCCAGTACGGGTAATCGCGGTCACCTCGGCCGCACCACCCGGTCCTGGCGCCTCGCCGCGCGCAACCGTGCTGATCGGCTCGCCGCTGGGCCCCAGGATCTGCGCGATCCTGCCTTCGCTCGGCTCCGGACGACCGGGCACGTACAACCCAGTGGGGGCTTCAGGCGCCGCAGCCGGCTCGAAAAGGCTTCCGAGCTGACTCTCGCCATTGGCGCGCGTCTCGATCGCCCGCGCGGCATCGGCCAGCAGACGCTCACCCTGCGTGGTCGCGCGGCGCGCCAGCCGGGCGGCCTCGCTACCGGACAGGCCCGGTTCATTGCCCGCCGCAGCCTGACCGACCTCGAACGCGCGCAACGCGTACGCGATGTCCTCGCGCGTCGGCTCGTAGTCCGGCTCGCGGGGATGGCCGAGCCGGGCGTAGCGCCGCGCCGTCTCGAGCGCTTGCGGCGAAGCACGCGCCAGCAACTCCTCGTCTGACTGGAGCAATGGCCCCTTGGCCAACGGGGCGATTGCCGCACCAGCCGCACGCACCGGTTCTGAAGGCAGCAAGGACAGACCGGGAATCCCGCGCTGCAGCGCGGCACTCGCGGCCGCCACATTTTCTTCCGGCGGCATCTGCAGCTCGCCGGTCGGTGAAATGAGCGTGTCGCGGACCGTCTGCGCGCCCGTGCCCAGCGCGTCGGCCAGGGTCGGCTGGGGCTCGATGCCCAGGTCGCGCACATCCTGACGCAGCGGCAGGCCCGGCTGTGACGGTTCGGTGATAGCCCTCAATGCACTCGGGTCGTACCCGCCGCCCGGCGCATTCACCGGCTGAGCGGCCTCGCCGCCGATGCCGAGGCTGCGCAAGCCCCCGCCGATCGTGTCGCCCAGCGCCTGGAGCGGGTTCCTGGATTGCTCGCCCGCCACCTCGATCGGCTGCGTGCCGCCGACCGACGCGGCCTGCTGATCAGGCCCAATGCCCAGCGTGCTGGAGATATTGCTGAAGACCGACGACCGCTCCGGCAACAGCGCCGCGCCCTCGAGCTCCGCCGGGCGCTTCGGTGGACCGGGCGGCGCCAGACTGTCGGCCATTGCTTGCTTGGCCCGATCGAGCCAGCCGGTCGGATTCGTGTCCTGGTCGGCGATGCTCGGCGCCGGCACCTGTGGGTTATCGGCCAGCAGACCACCCTGGACCGGACCCATGATCGCGGTCATCTGCTCGGGCGTCATCCACTCCGAGCCGCCCTTCAGGTCGAGCCCGCTGCGGCCGACGTGGAAGCGGTTCGTGTTCGGATCCCAGCCGTCCGCGGTGAAGTAGTGGCCCTGGGTGCTGATGGTGACCGGGTTACCGGTCCTGGCCTCGTTGGCGAACGTGCCCCAATCCGCTCCGCTGACCAGCTTCGTCGCCACGCCCAGCTTGTCCATAAGCGCCTTCTCGGAGTTCAGCCCGGCCATCCCCTGGGCCGACGTCCAGCCAACACTCGCGGCCAGGTCGGTCGCTTCGCGGAGCGACGGATTCCGACCGAACCGTTGTGCAAATCGGACAGCGGCAGCTGGGCCGCACGCCGCGTAGGCCTCGTCATTCGTGAGCTGGGAATCGCCGAACTGACTGATGTCCTTGTTCGCTGCGGCCTGTGCCGCACCGACACGCGCCAGTCCCTCCGCTGGCGTGGCGGTGCGCGGCGGATTCGTCCCGCCCAGAATCGTGCTGACGTAGCGCTGGGTTTCCTCGAACGGCGGCACACCGCCGTACTTGTCGACGTTGCCGCCGCCCGCGTTATAGGCCGCCAGCGCTTTCGCGTAGTCGCCGCCGTACTTGCCGAGATTGGACTTCATCAGATTGGCCGCGTAATCCAGGCTGGCGTACGGGTCGCTGGTATCGACACCGGGGTGATACTGGGGCACGATCTGTGCGACACCCGACGCGCCCGCTGGACTGCGCGCGCTGGGGTTGAACCCGGACTCCTGCTGGATCTGGCGGACGAAGATGTCCGGATCGACGCCGGCCTTGAGCGCGGCCTGGCGCGCGTAGTCCTGGAGCGGGCCGCCGGGGACAGGCGCGCCACCAGTGGCCGGACCGGTAGCCGGTGCCGCCGCAGTCGGACGCATGTTCTGCAAGAAGCGATCGACGTCGCCACCGGCCTGAATGACCGCGTTCATCGCGTCGAGCGCTCGATCGCCCGAGCCCGTGCCCAGCCCGTTCAGGAACGCACCGGCGTCCGCGCCTGCGGAGGTCGCCGCCTGGAACGCGTTCTGGAGCCAATCGCCCGTGTCGGCCGCAGGTGCCGACGACGGCGCTGGTGCAGACGACGATGGGGAAAGCGCTGCACCGCGGCTACTGGGTGGTGCCACGGGAGCCGCCGCCGGCGCTGCCGATGCTACCGCTTCAGGCGCTGCTTCAGGGACCGGCTCCGGTGTCGGTGGTGGACCTTCAGGAGTCGGTGCCTCGGCCCACACCCCGATGCGCGCCAGGTCAGCGATCCGATCGTTGGCCTGATGGGCGAAGCCGATACCCTGGATCTTGCGCTCGCTATCCTCGGTGTACAGCTGGTTCTGCCACTGGTCGTAGCCCGTTTCGTCGACGTCTGGTAACGGACTCGTCACGGGTGCTGCTCCTCACGTTCGACCGCGCGGTCCGCGGTCGGCACGTCGCCATCGTGGCCGCCGATGAACGCGAGCTGGCAGCGCAACTGGGCAGCCGCGCGAGCCATCTCGGGTGTCAGCGACTCGAGCTCGCGCACGGCGTGCAGCAGGGCTTCGGCCTCACGCCGCGAGATGATCAGCCACGGGCGACGATCGGCGGAGTGTGGCATCTACAATTGCCACCTATCAAGCGCCCCCGGCGTGCGCAAACACCCGGGGGCTGGCACCAGAAGGAGCAAGCTTCCGATGCAAGACGACGCTATCGCATGTGCGTGCGGCTGTGGAGCCATCATCCAACCGTGGGATGGACATGGACGACGATGGCGGACGTTCGTTATCGGCCATAACGCACGATTGCGTGGGCCATGGAAGCAAACCGTACGAATCTGCCCTACGTGCGCCTCCGAGTTCAGCCGGCCTGTTTCGATCAAGCAACGCTACTGCCGCCGCGAGTGCGCGGATCAGGCGAAAACCACTCGAGCGAACATCGCTAAGCAGCGCATCTGTCGACAGTGCGGAGCTGAATTCATGGCGAGTTCGCCAGCAGAAATCGCGCGCGGTGGAGCGATCTACTGTACGCAAAAATGCGCCTGGGCAGGCAAACGTGGCATTCCCTACAAGACGCTTGATCAGAAATTCTGGTCCAAGGTTCAGATCGGCGAGCCGGACGAGTGCTGGCTGTGGCTCGGAGCTATCCACAAGCAGTCCGGGTATGGGATTCTCGCCTTGGGATCGAGTGGCAAACAACGAGGCTACCGGGCTCACCGCATCTCTTGGGAGCTCGCGCATGGACGATCGGCGCCGAAGAGTCTGCAGGTACGCCATTGGAAGTGTCACAACCCGCCGTGCGTAAACCCACGCCATCTGCGGTTGGGGACACGCGCCCAGAACATGCAGGACATGGTCAAGGCCGGGCGTCATCGATCGCATTGGCCGCGTCGACCGGGCACCTCGCATTGGAACGCGAAGCTGACCGACGAGCAGGTTCTTACAATCCGCTCGCGCTATAGCACCGGCGGCATCACCCAAGCGGTGCTTGCGAGAGAATACGACATAAGCCTGACAAATATAGCGGCTATTATTTCGCGAAGATTGTGGCAACATTTACCGTAATCGCCAAGTTCCAGCAGTCGGAGCGTTGCTAGCATACTTGGGTAATGCTTGATTCATCAAAGCTTCTACGTCCGGTTTATACCACCCGCTCGCCTCGTACTGGGACGTAAGCATGTCGCGCTGACTCGGAGCCATGTTTTTCCAGCTCTGGGCGGCGACCTGGTTGGGCGCCGGCAGGTTCATCTGGTTCTGCTGTGGTGCGCCGTACATGTTCGTGCCGTTGCCGGACGCCTGCTGGAACGCCTGCGCGGCCGGGCTGTACAGACTTTCCTGGTTGGACGTCGGCTGGGCGTACACACTGGCGCGCCCCTCGGGCTGCGCAATCTGGTTGTTGGGCGCGTACGCGGCCTGGTTGCTGCCCATCGGCGTGAACGTCGCCTGCGGCCAGTTCGCGCCGCCACCACCAGCACCACCACCAGGCTGGTAGTTGCCGTATTGCCCACCGCCCGACACCTGGCCATAGAGCGTGTTCAGGTTGGCCGCCTGGGGCTGCATGCCGGTCGTCGCGCCGCCGCCGGGCACGTACTGGCCCATGGCCGCCGCGGTCAGATCGCGCATGCCACCCGGGGTCGCACCGAGGACCTCCTGGTACTTGGCCCAGTCGGCCGGACCACGCAGGTTGCTGAGCAGCGTCAGGTACTGGTTGGCCGTCTGCTGCTGGAGTGCCTGCTGCTGACGCGCTTCCTGCTGCTGGCCGAGCCACTGGTTGTATGCCTGCTGCTGAGCGTTGAGCGTCTGCTGGCCGGCCGTCGGCGCCTGACCGGGCGCGTAGTACTGGCCGTACATCTGGCCGAGCGTGGCGCCCTGACCAAACGTCTGCTGCTCACGCGCCAGCGTCTGCTGGCCGGCCGTCGGCCCACCCGGCTGCCACGTGCCGAATTGCTGGGTGAAGAACTGCTGAGATGGAAAGGTCCAGTTGTCTTCGAACTTGCCGGTGAGCCCGGCCTTGTCCATCGTCTGCTGCCAGGCAAACTTGGCCGCATTGAGCGCGCGAGTCTCACTCTCGCCAGCAGCAACCTTGTTGTTGTATTCCTGGGTCGCAATATCATTCGCAAGCTGTCGTTGTTGATCGCTCTGCTGATAACTGGCGTAGTCGGCCATCGTCATGCCGGCGGTACCTCCGTCATCGGATTGGCGGGCGGCTTCCACTCCGGATGGGCCGCAACGACCGCCTTGTACACCTGGGCGAAGCGCTCGACGCCCAGGCGCGCCACCTCACGCTGGCGCCCCTGCTGATTGGGCGAGCCGTCCGGATTGAACAGCGCTCGGGCGTAGTAATCCATCTTCTGGTCCTCGGTCAGATCCGCCGAGAAGGGAGCTCTCCCAGGTGCAAAGGCGAGCGCGACCTTGGTCGTCACGTCGTCAATCCAGTACGCCAGGTCATTCGCTACTTCATCGAGCTGAGTCTGGCGCTGTGGAGTACGGCGGATACGCGGAGTAGATTCCGACGGAGCCTCTTCGGGTACGTCGTAGGACATCGCGGACGACTCAGCCACGCCGTCTCCGGTCACGCGGACAGTCGTCGCCCGCAATGCCCGCCCGCATCACATCCACTTTCGCCACGGGTGCCGGGTGAACCGCGGACAGCCGTCCCAGCCATACCACTTCCAGATGAGCGCTGCCCAGCGTCCGTAGCGCCGTCCGTTTCTCATCACCCGCCTCCCGGTAAACCAATCATGTTGGCCGGTGGACCCTGGACCATGGGCGCACCGGGAATGCCACCCGGCGGCATGCCGGGGCCGGCGCCCGGAGGTGGCGGCGGTGCAATCGGCAGCCCCGCACCCGGACTCGGAACCGGGTTCGGCGGCATCCCGCCAGGACCGGCCGGATTGGGCATCCCCGGCGTGCCGCCCGGCACGCCCGCCGAGCCAACACCGGCCATCTCCTCCGGACTGGGCGCGCCGGCCTTCTGCATACGCTCGGATTCAATCGTGCCGATCTTCTCGAGCATCTTCTGCTTGACCATGTTCTGCACTTCCTGAGAATTCTTCAGGTCGTGCAGCAGCCACGATTTCTCGACCTCGTCCGGATTGGAGCCGCTCTGCTCGACCGCGTCCTCGTACGTGATCAGCTTGAGCTGCATCTTCTCGCCGATCGCCCTGGTCTGGATGATCTCGTTGCTGGGCGTCGACGGCGCCAGCTTGGCATCGTACCGATGCACGCCCTTCAGATCGTCCGGACCGATGCCCAGCCAGGTCGCCTTGCTCTGGCCGCCGACCGTCTTCTTGCCCTTCTTGGCCTCGAGCTCGCCCCACGCGTACACCTTCTCGCCGATTCGGCGTTCGATCAGCCACGACTCGAAGCCAACCCGATCGCCGAGCGCCACCTCGGCGTTGCTGACGATCGGATCCCAGCCCAATCTCGCCAGATAGGCGGCCTGATTCAGGGCGTAGCCCGACTGATCTGAGGCGACCACGCCCTGGACGACGCTCGGTAAGGCCAGATCCATGAAGTGCTGAACGTCGCCCATCAGCTTGTCGAAGTCCAACCCACTCTTCGGTTGGTCGATCGGACTGACGTCGAACGGATAGAGCTTGCCCGGTTCGATCTTCTCTTTCTGACTCTCACGTCCGTCGTTGCCGTACGGCGCCTGCGGCACACCCGGCACCTGGCCGGGCGGGGTGTTCTTCTTGAACGCCGGGAACGCGGTCAGATAGGCCGAGTTGAAACGCATCGTCAGCAAGCTGTCGAGCAACGGGAACAACGGCAGAAAGCCGTGCAGAATACCCAGCCCGCGGCGCTCCGGCAGCCGGCTCGCGGTGGTCGTGCCC